TTATTATTAAGTTCTACTGGATCAAAGTTTACAAGACCCATAATTGTAGTTCTTAAAGTTTCATCATCATAACGGTCATCATCTAACATAGCTAGACCTATCTGTTTAATGTCAGCTCTATTATATGGAGCACCAGTATCTTCGTTTATTACATTATCATAGTATAAACTTTGAGCATTTTTAACCTTTAGCTTAACCTCATTTTTTAAACTCTCATCTATCTTATCTTGATTTAGTTTAGTTTTGTTGTTGTGGTCAATTAGTAACTGGTCAAGATCTAAGTCTCCTGCCATCAAAGTTTCTAGATCACCAGTCATACCAGCCATCTCAAAAGCACTATAGCCTTTTAAAAACTCTACATACTCAGCTGCTGTGTCTGGATCAAGAGCAGATAAAGCACTCTTTATACCTTCAATAAGTCTTGTCTTGTTAGCCTTAAATCTACTAACAGTAGAACCAATCAAAGCCTCACTTCCAGGGCCATTAATTAGTAGGTCATCAATAGAGTTTACAACAGCTAGAAGTTTAACATCAACATACTTACCGTCTACCAACTCGACTTCTGGGCCAAAGTTTTCAGCTGCAGTAATTAGTTTATTTATTCTATCACTCTGTTCTGTTTCACCTTGTCTAGCTAACTCTTGCTTGAACTCTGCATTTCTAAACTCTTCTGTAGCTTTTACAACACTTGCAGTAAGATAAGAGTTCCTAACTACATCTGCAGCACCAAACGGGTTGTTGTTTGCAATGTACTGATCTTCTACATATTTTTCAATTTCTTCTTTATGATCTGAGTTTAGAATTGTATAGTAATCATTTATTTTATACTCAGTACCATCTCTAGTTGTAAATGCACCTTCATTATTTTTTAACTCGTCAATAAGATGTGCTTTGTAGCCTTGAGCTGCTTCCTGTAGTTGAGCTCTTACAAAACCCCAACGTACATTAGCACCCATCTTTCTAACATTAAGTGCTTTTAGTTTATCTCTTAGTGATATGTTTTCTTGGTTCTGTCTATCTAAAAACGCCTCCGTAGATTCGTTAATATTTTTAGACATAGAGTTAACTTTTTCGTTTATCTCTTCTATCTGTTGTATGTTACCTTCTACCTCTGCTATAGCATCTGGATCTCCAGCTTCATACCTTCTGTATAGCTCTACACCCTGTTGACGCTTGGCATCAATGTAACCTTTACCTACAGTCTTAGCAGTTGTATCTAGAAAGTTATTTAATGTATCACTAAACTTAGATAGTTGTTGTAGTTGAAATTTATCGTTACTGGTTTGTATACTGTCCTGTCTATCAAGTTCTCCTAGCTGATCCGTAGATGCAGCTTTGAACTCTTTGACAGTTTGTTTTCTTTGTGATTCTAACGCCTTAGCGTATTCTGCAAGATCATTACTATCTTTTTTGTTGTAAACTCTCTTGCTATATGATGAGTTGTTTGTACTCCCTGAGTAGGTCATAACCTTAGTTATTATTTGTTAAACATGGATGAGAAATAATCTTCGCCACCTAAAGTTGTAGCTGCCCCTAGTCCAGTAGATATACCACTGAGTATTGGACCAAGTGGAGAAGGTTTAGGTGGAGCCTTCTGTTCGATGGGTCGTTGTGTCATAAACGAAGCGGTTGGAGCTACATGAGCAGATGTAGATATAGAGTTATAAGCTGTTGTATTAGCTGCATAATGATCTAAGTCTAGACCAAACTGCTTGATACCATATGCCCTTGTTGCATCAAATATGGTTGCATCTAGTTGTGCAGATGCCATACCGTATTCTCTTTCAATATCGTCAATAGTCAACATCATAGATTGACCAGCTTGTTGTCCACTAGCAAGTATACTTCCTTGTGCCTTTATAGCCTTAGCTAAATTAGTTTGACTCTCAAACATTGTTTTGTTTACTTTTTCACGTAACTCTGCTTGAGCTGCTTCTGACGCTCTATTGTGTTCTATTTGGTTAATGTTCTTTTGCTGATAGTATGCAGACCTTGCTGCAGCATCAGCTTGTAGTTGTGCTGTAAATACCTCACCTTTACGTTGATCGTTGTAAGCTGAGATAGTTATGTCGTTAATATATTTTTGTCGTGCCATCGCATTGCTACGATTTACGGCATCGACCTGAGCACGGTGTTGCCTATTCTGTTCTTGTATTCCAGTAATAGCTTGAGCACCACCGAGACCAATAGCTAAAGCTGCTACCGTACACATGGTTTTATAAATGTTATAAGAGGTACATTGTTATAGACATGGTAGTTGACAAAGGTAAAACCTAAAAGTTTTAGTAATTTTATATGTGATTCGTTTCGCATATCTGCTTGATTAAATAAATAAGGATTGAGTAAACTGTTTACCCAGCGTTTAGCTTCCTTCACAAATGTATGTGGATATTCTGTACTAGCATCAGTACATAGCATCCATATAACATTCTGTGGAGTCACTCCCGCCACTCCAGCAGCCTTGCCGTTGGGAACCTTAAAATATACAGAATACGCTGAATTATAAAAAGATTCAATTATCGAAGCCTCTGCACATAAACCAGAAGTTTCCTCTGCCTCACGCCTATCTTCATAGCGTAAGTTCAGACCTACACTTAGAGCTAACTCTGGTGTGCAAGTCTGAATATACTTACCTTCGTACATGTCGTCTATTGTGGTATATGCCATCCCAGCTTCCTGAGATTATGGCAGTAGAAAAGGGGTCGGGTATTTGTATTTGTAAAGTATATTTTTCATTCTTACGTTGTATTGGCACTCGCACACTTGTAGCTAAGTCTGCAGGAGGCTTATCAAATACACTAGAATCAGATAATATACCAGACTCAAATTGTACATAGTCATCTACATCTTTAGTTACGTTACCACTAGCATCAACATATGTAAATGGTGATGTCAGATGGAACTCTACAGGGCCACCTACACCCATCTCGAAGTTGATCCCAGAGATACGTAAGTCACCATCTGTATCATAGGTGTTTTGACCTACATTTAAATAGTATGTTGGTAATTCTATAATACTTGTATACTTATATCCTACAGCAACTTTTGCTGCACTATGTAAGTTTATATTATTGAATGTAACACTGTTAGTTCCTACAGCATCAGCTGCTCTTACAGTACCAGCTATGGAGTTACCATCGCTATCGTTACCAGACAAACCAACCATAAATAAGTTTGTAGTGTTTGCAGGTGTATATGGTATTGTAAGTACAGTTTTTTCTGGAGCTGTAGTTGTTTGAGCTGACCCAGCTACGTTTGTAGCTATAGTCATGTTATCTAAATGTGCTTCAAACTGTCTTGAAGTTTCAAGTGGTGAGCCAACAGCACCTGTACCTAGTACATATGCCCTAGTATTATCAGCATCTGCTACATATTCATGTCTACATAGTTTGTAGCTACCATCATGTAAAGTAACAGTAAAGAAACTACCAGCTGTATACAACATGTGTTGCATAGTACCTGTTAGTGTCCAACTATACCATGCTGATTGTTCACGATTGTTACCAGCGTTGTAGTATTTGTAATGGTATACAGAAGTATCACCTTTTTTACCATAGGTTACAATACCTATAGATGTAGAGTTTGTAGATTTAGTTATATCTTTTGGTAAAAACTCTGGTACTACTCGTGTCTGTTCTAGTATATTAGGAGGTGTGTCATCATCTATAACAGTAGCTTCAAATGCTCTTGCATATGCAGATACGTTAGATGTAAACAATACTGACGTTCCTAAATCTACAGGTTGTATAGTTTGATCGCACTCATAACTAGCAACCTTTTTTAATCTTACAGTTTTAGGACTAAATATATCAGACTCTGTAAATAACAGAAACTGTCCACTGTCACTAAACATCATCATACCTTTTTGTATAGGTAAGACATGATTAATAAATGCAGGTTTTATATCAGATACAGTTATGTCTATAGGATTATCGTCACTAGCAGATATGGCTGATACTATAAATAAATTAAAATACGATCCTGGCTGGCTCATCACTACGTTTTCACCAGAAATTAAACCTAATCTGTTTCTGTGAAAAAACATTTCTTGTATTGTAGAGCCTTGAAAAGAAGGAAAAGGATTAGAAGCATTATCACCTACTTCTCTATTTTTCCAGTAGTTTTCATTGCCTTGACTATTTGCAGTTGATAAATCTAACTTTACAAAAGTAAATGTACCGTTACGGTTGTTTATCAAAGCATGTGGCATGGTTGCTGGGTCTAACCCTAACACCATATCGTCACTACCAGATCCATCAAAGTTATGAGGTCGTACAGTTTCTTCATAACTACCAGCTCCAGACGTACCATTATTAGCTTCAAACTTTACATAGTAATCATCAGTATCTAAGTCAGCAGTGTTGGATATTTGAGCTACATAACCATGTTTGTTCATAGCTGGTAGTCTAGTAATATCTTGTGCCTTTTGACCTATTACACTCATGTTTTCATTTACAGCACCACCAAGAAAGTTTACACCATCTGCAGCTGTACCATCTAAATATAAACCACTACCTATAACTTCAGCATCTACGTTAGCTAAAGAACTATTAACAGCACTAGCTAAACCACTAAGAATAGAAGCCATAGAGATAGTACCGTTATCTGGGTTTTTAGGAGTTTTAAAATATGCTATACCAGAAACACCTTCATATGTAGTGACTGGTTCTACAGCTTCTACTGATATACGGTAGGTCTCACCTTCCATAGTTACGTCAATAAATTTACCTTCTGCTGTAGTTTTGTTTGTTTCTTTTATAAGTCCACCGTCAGATAATGTAACTGTTGCAGTGTATCGAACTCTATAGTTTTGAGTGTAACCTAAGAAATCGGACACCTCAGTACCAGTTCCATCATAGTTTGCTGTGTTACTTGCTATATAACTATTACCATTTACTTGTAAGCTACCTTCAATGTTTTCACAGTTACTAGCACCAGAAGTACTTACTGCACTACCTCCAGAAAATGACCAAGTTAATGTACCAGACTTTGACTGGTTTACATTACTGTCATCGAAGGTTGGCCCTTGAGCACTACCTCCAGACAGCCTATCTACTTTTACAGAAGTAACTCTGAAAAATGTATTGGGTGTGGGAGCTGTACCAGTATATAAAATGTATTCAGTATTGTAAGCAACAGTATCCAGCCTAGCATATGAGTAGTTTCCATTGTCAATAGGTGCAGCTGTAGTACCAGTAGTACCAACAACTTTGTTTGGGTTTGCAATTAGAGTATAGTCTTGAATTGTAGTAACTGCATAGGGTGATGTAGCCCCAGCAAGGTAGCTAAATATAGAATCTCCACTAGAATTTGTCAGAGATTTTTCAGTACCATCTGCTAGATCCCATACTCTAATAGGCATACTACCAGAATTACTTGGTGTTATTTGTACTATATATTTTTCATCTCCATCTCTCAGTATTTCATACCAATGGCCAGATGTATTTGCATTGGTTAGAGTCCCTACAAATTCTGCAGGAGGACGTTTTCTAAGACCAAACGTAATGTCTGGAACGGCATTATCACATACCCTTAACTGTCCTGGAAATTTTATTTTATCTGGCTGTTGTGATACACCCCCTAGAAAGTTTGGGATACGTTGATTGATTGATGCCATTACATTCTTCTTAATACTTTAAATGGTCTGTATACGGTATTAGCATCTTGTTGATACTGATAGTCGTTGAATATATTGTGGTCTGCCTGTCTGTTCTCATACTCAATAGCAGAAGCCCTTGCAAGAGCCTCATCTGCTTCAAGTAACTTAGCAGATGGTTGACTGTTTACCATACGGTTAGAGGCCACTCTGGAGGCTCTGATGGTAACATAGTCTTTAAATGCTTGTGGTAGATCTTCAAAGTCTAGCATCCACACAATGTCAAAATATAATTTACTGCAATTCTCAAAAGTAAAAGTATGACCTTTTTTGTCGTATACTTTCATCACTCCGTTGTCACTACGTCTAACTACATCATAATCTTTACCATGTTGAAAGATGTTGAGGTCTAGTTGTAGTACATTGTTTGGTATGATACATTGGTTGTTTGTATCAAGTTGTATAGGGTACTCATTCTCTGTGTTGTATGACCACCCTTCAGCTTGTATCTCACGGCAGACTTGCCTTAGAGTCTTTTGTGCTATAGCCACTTCGGGGCTCTGCACTGTTAATGTATTAACTGGGGTTTCTCCAACGCTCATCAGGATTGAGTTGACAGCATCTAGTTCGGTAGACACTCCGTAAGATATTTGTGCCATAAAAAAAGGGGGGCGAGTGCCCCCGTATAAATGTATATATTATGAGAAAGCTGTTGGCTTTGTAGATGTTCCTGCGAACAATTCTACACAAGCTGCTGGGTTCACATAATCTGCTCCCATAGCCATGCGTCCTAGGATGACATCGCCTTGGTAAACAACTGAAACATCACCAGAAGTTACTTGAACCTGTGGCCCTATTGTTTCAACAACACCTGCAGCTTCTCTTTGGAAGATAAGTCCACATGTGTTTGCAAAGTTAGAGGCAGCACCGTAGTTCTGGCGTGGGCCATAGTTGTTACCTGTAACTGTTGTAGCTGTTTCGATTGACTCAGATACGAATGAACCTGTATTTCCAGGATCTACTGTGTCTAGGTCAGTTGCAGCTGAAGCACCACTTGAAGGTGCATACTTTGTACCATACTTAGAGAAGAATGGTGTGTTCATTGATTTGTAGATTGTGATACCTGCAATTTCAATGATACCGTTTGCAGACTGTAATGCGTCTCCTCTCTCATTGCGGTTGATTAAACCGTTTGATTCAATGTTTTGGATAAGTGCATAGTACTGTCTTGGGTTAAGTACGGCAACCCGACCCTCATCACTAACACCTTTCTCGTCTAGAGCTGCAGCAGCATCATAGAAAGCGTTGATTAAGTGTGTGTGGTTTAGGGCATCGTCAGCGTTAGAACCGCCACCGACTTGAATTTGTGTACCACCTGGCTCAATAAAGTTGCTGAGTGATACTGGAGATGCTTGTCTAGCACCTTTAGCAATAGCTCTGAAGATTAGTCTGTCATACTTTTGTGCAAGAGCATAACCGATCTTCTTAGAGATTTCTCCTCTTAGCTCGTAGTGAGCAAGTGTTTCATCTAGTTCATAGACAAATGCACTAGAGATGAGTAGGTCATCTACTGTGATTGTCTTTTCTGCTACAGGTGGAGTTTTGTCAGAGTTTCCTAATATACTGTTTCCTGGAGTGTGGTATTCCGCACTTGTACGTCCAGTATAGATGAACTGTAAACTCTTTCCGTTTGTGAGTGTACGCTTCATTACGAGATCTCTTGCGATTGTCTCTCTTTGGAAGCCAGTAAACATCTCACCTGAGAACAACTTTAAATAAAGGTCTCTGTTGTTTGTAGCGTTTGTCGCTGTGTTTATCCTACCCAGAAAGGTTTGTGAAGCAGGATTGTTTGTTGACTGTTGTGCCATTATTTTGTAGGGTTATATGTATCGTCTCTAGATCTAGAATTATAGGAATCTTAATTGTATCAGCTAAGACTCAAAGCTGCCTGTGGTCTATCCCACCGTCTAGACGGCATTAGGTATCTCCGTAGAGGCTAATACC